GGTCAATGGCCTTGGCCTCGTCAGCAGCTTGCAGAACTCAATCGCTCATTGCTGGATTCAGGCGCAGCAGCAGTCGTTTACTCCGTATTGTTTCCAGAAGAAGACCGATTTGGCGGTGATGCTGAGTTTGCCGAAAGCATGGCTCAAGTTCCCACGTTCCTCTCAGCAGTAGCCACTGCCGACACAGATCGACAGGAAGGCTGGAGTATAGGCGTAGCCACGCTGGGTCAGGTCAATGAGAACGCTATCAATTACCCTGGCATCCTGCCGAATGTAACTGCACTGCAAGAAGCGGCTATCGGAACAGGCATAGTAAACACCGCCCCAGAGGTCGATGGATTGGTAAGGCGTGTGCCTATGGTGGTTCGCGTGGGGAAGAATTTGTACCCAGCTCTAGGGCTAGATGTTTTGCGTGGACTAGCCGGAGACCCATCCTATCAGGTTAGGGGTTCTGAGACAGGCATAGAGGCGGTTAGAGTGCCTAGCTTCGATACTATTAAAACGGATGCAGCAGGAAGGGTATGGATTGATTGGGGAACCACGTTTGCCCAGCAACCCATAAAAGGTACTATCATGTTTGTCGGTGTGACTGCGGCTGGCATAACTCCTATGGTTCCCACTCCTAGAGGGTTGATGTATCCTCATGAGATTCAAGCCACTCTTTTCGAGACTTTATTAACCGGATCTTCGCCAGTGCGTCCTGATTGGGCTTTAGGTGCGGAAATGTTGTTTATCTTGCTTGTAGGGCTGGTCACAGCATTCTTTGTAAGCAGGTTGCCTGTTTTGGGTGTTCCTGTAGGAATCGTTGTTGTCGGCGCTCTCACAGCAACAGGATCGGTCTGGGGTTACTTGAGGTTCGGCATTTTGGTCGATGCTGCATGGCCTGTTCTTTCAAGCCTGACTATCGGATCAGTGGGTGTTGGACAGAGAATGATTAGTGAGTATCGGCAGAAGTTGCAGATCAAAGGGATGTTCGGCACTTATGTTTCCCCAAAATTAGTACAGCAGTTAGTAGATGATCCGTCCTTGATGAAGCTCGGAGGGGAGACCAAGACGATGAGTTTCTTGTTCTGTGACATCGTAGGCTTTACGCCAATGTCTGAGCATTTCAAAAACAATAACGATCCTCAAGGTCTTGTCGCTCTGGTCAACCGCCTGTTATCTGCCCTGACTGATGTGGTGTTGTCGCTGGATGGCACGATAGACAAGTACATGGGTGATTGTGTGATGGCTTTCTGGGGCGCACCAGTTGATTGTGAAGACCACGAAGAAAAGGCTGTCGCTTGTGCTGGTTTGATGTTGATAGCTTTGGAAGAGCTGAATAAAGAAATAGAAGTAGAAGGATTGCCGAGATTGGGCATTGGGATCGGAGTCAACACTGGCCCTTGTGTGATTGGAAACATGGGCGGGAAGACCAGGTTCGACTATTCTGCTATCGGGGATGCTGTGAATGTGGCAGCTAGACTTGAAAGCGGATCGAGGAAGTACAAAGAAGATGTCCTCATCGGTGAGACCACCGCTTTAGCCGTTCCAAGCATGGTGAAGTACCTAGATTCCATTGAGGTCAAGGGCAAGAGCGAGAAATTAAGCGTTTACACGTTGTCTGAAAATAGTGAAAGAAAATCCTAAAGGATTGACTCATTAAATTCTTTCATCGACCGAAAGCTCACACATTTCTTCATATCTTTCTTCAAAAGTTGCTAGGAATTTATTCATAATTACCGTTATCGAACATTAATATATTTATGTAACTGCGCTGAAAACTCCCAATCCATACCTTCATTATTCGCCTTATGAACCATATCGACAGTCTCTTTTGTATTATAAACCTCTCTGGCTACGCTATCGTAACTGCATAACGGTTGCAAATAATAATTCCAAGCTCTAAACTCAGTCATGTATGCCCTCAATTCGTCTGGTGTCTGTCCGGTGTAGACCAGCTTTAACTCGTTACCGTATACCTGCTTTAGTTCTTTTGGTCGAAACTTAGGCGAGATGGTTAGCCAGTCCCACTGGCAATTAACCCTCCTTGCCCCACTACTCTGTATATGCACTAAAAATCTCTCATGCCTCAAAGCACCGACAACATCTCCAAAATCTTCTTGATCCGTTGGCTCCCCTCCTGTTAGACACACCCATTGGCTACCTGATGTGATGTTGTTTTTAACCTCTTGTATAATTTCGTCTGATTGCATCTCGAAACCGCCTTTATTTTTCAAGGACGAGGGTTCGTCACATACAGGTCGAATAGGGCATTTTTTAACGCTACACCCTTGAGTCCTTATGAATAGCATCCTCTTCCCTGCAAGATGCCCCTCACCCTGTATCGAGGTAAAAATCTCATTAATAATCATAGTCCATTTTCCTCTCTGTCTATACATGGTAGGCATACGCCGCACGTACCGCCGTCTTTCTGCGGGTCATAACAACTCCAAGTCATCCCGAATGGTATACCGACCTCCTTACCTAATTCTATTATCTCTGCCTTTGATGCTGCCGCTAATCGTGCGGTTAATGTTATCTGAGATGAATATAAAACAGCATCAAACATCTTATTAATAAACGCCTGTCCACAATCAGGAAATATACCCGCATCACTGTAGTTAACCCCGATAGAAACCATGTTGTATTTCAGAGATTCAGCCAAAGCCGTGGCAAGGCTAATTAGTATCATGTTTCTGGCTGGCACAACTAAATTCGATGAGTCGTTGACTAAAAACGAATCGCTCGCCCCCCATAGCTGCCTTTTTAGCGACCCCATTTTTATAATTGTCTGAGGAACATCGTAGAATTTACATATCTTCTCAGCGGCCTCAACCTCGCACTTATGCCTTTGTTCATAGTCCACAGTAAGACAATGCACTTCCTCGCAGGCTCTTACATACTGAGCCAACAGAACTGTTGAGTCTATTCCTCCACTAAATAATAATACTATTTTCATATAACCATCTCCTGTTGAGGCGGCTCAACCCACACAAGCGAAGAGTTTACGCTTTCTATTCTGTCTGCAATAATCCCGCATCTCTGCGCTGTTGTCGGGGCGGGGTACATACCCCACCTTTTTGTTGACCCCCCATGCCTTGCTGCGTTAGTGCTGTCAGCCGAGCTTAAAGGTAAGTAACAAAACAGCTTTGTGTTTAAAAGTCGTAGTCCATGTATCTTAGCTCTCGACTGACCTTTATCGTCACACGCCACTTTCATAATATCTCTCATCCTTCTCCACCACGATTCCGTACCAGGATTAGGATATTCGCCGGACGACCCTATCGCAACCCTCGTCCAATTAGAAACAAGATTCTCTAGCCAACTTAAAGGTTCGTGCATGTGATAAACTGGAACGCCCTCTATGCGGTGAGATACCTTCGCCCATCTGTTTATTAGCTTTTCATTCTCCCTATAGTTATCACAATCAATCACATCAGGTATTAGAGCGAAGTCAACAACAGATAGGCCCCCTAAATCATCTGCCCACTCCGTATAAGCATCAACATCAAGCTCCCCTCCTGTTTTCCATACACTGTACGCGCCATTATCAAGAGCTATAGACTGGCAGCATTCGAGAGCCACGCCTAAGTCTTCTTGGTGAGCATAGGAGATAAAGGCGTGTCTGCCTGTGTAGAATATATGCTTATCTTGTGACCTGCCAGAAATGGGACTGCCATGATAATGTATCATCAGCAGCAAGGCTCAGTCGGCTCAAGCGCGTATGCTCCGATTGTTGGATCACCCAGCATGGCAGGGCTGCGGTCTTCTTCAAGAAGAATGGTAATTTCCACTTCTTGATTTATTTTATAGATAAATTTCGCTAATTCTCGCAAAGTACACTTGCCTCGATTAGTTTTAAAAACACCATGTCGGCCTTTGATAATGCCTTCTCGTTGCAGTGCAATACCCAAGCGGTCAGCATGTTCGTCATTTATTAACATTTGTTCTCCTTTTTTGTTTTATATTAGATTCATAACTATGTTTTCATATTGTTCTTTCTGAAATTCTAGGAATGTATTCATAAGTTCCGTTATTTCGCTGAGAGCGTCTGATCGAATATCTGCATATTGACAACCGATAAGTTTAATCTGCATGCCCTCCTCTCCAAATACATCATTCCCACTAGAAAATAGCATGCAGCCATCATCGGAATCGAGATACAGTATTTCCAGTGTCCCGATACCGTCCTCATCAAGATCGCCTCTATAAATAAAATAGCCAGAGGACGTTAATCCATATCTATATTCATCATAAGTTTCTTTTGTTAGACCCTCAAATCTGCTGTACTCTTCTTTCCACATATCAATTACTCCATAATTATTTTTCCTAAAACCTCTACAACCTGCGGTACTACAGCGTTTCCCAACGCTTTCAAACGATGGACTCTATCTGGCACTTTGCCTATCACTCTTGGGATTCCTTCAGGTTCGTCCAGCCAACGGGAAACCCCATCAACCATTCCACCCATTCTGGGTTGATTCGATGATTTGTTCCGTCTTGGAACTCCACTGAGTCCGGCAGAGAGTTGTTCTCTGTTCGTCCTGCCGCCAAGCGAGTCTCCGGTTTCCTCGCTCCCTTGTAATCTCTCGATGCCGGAGTGGGCCACAATCCAAACCCTATTTCTTTTGTGTCGGGCATCGACACCGCAAGCTGGAATAACAAACGATTGGCAGGAGTAACCTTCGCCTTCCAGGTCAGATAACACATTGTCGAGTTCCATGTTGATGATCCCAACAACATTTTCCCCAATGACCCAAGCTGGCTCCACTTCTCGTATGACTCGTAGCATTTCAGGCCAGAGTGCGCGGTCATCTTCCGCGCCTCGCTGCTGCCCAGCGACACTGAATGGTTGGCAAGGAAATCCCCCACAAACAAGGTCAACTGTCCCTCTATATTCTTGTCCATCTAATTCCTCAATATTGTCGTGAATGGGTACATCAGGCCAATGCTTCGCCAATACCTTCTGGCAGAAATTATCGCTCTCACAGAAAGCCACTGTCTCCATGCCAGCACGTTCTAAACCCAGACTGAATCCACCAATCCCGCTGAATAAATCTAAAACCTTCATGCTTAACCGTCAAAGGTTCCGCACTCAAAACACAGAACAGGCTCGTCTTCTTCTGGCTCTTCATTAAGGTTTAGGTAGAAATGGCTGTCGCACTCCTCACAAGTCCAATGCTCCGGTGGATCTAATTCTCTTTCTGGTGAATTCCACATATTTAGCTCCTCGCTTATTTATAAAGGACAATCTGTTTCGTCTTTGTTCGTCCATCTGACAAATTCCATCGGGCAAAAATAACTGCGCTGGGCGTAGCCCTCATAACGCCTGTCTTTCATTTCATCAGAAAACCAGTGCGGATTAGTCGATCCATACACAATAGCTAAATGATGACGGTCACTTGACCAGATAAGATAGGCATAAGGCTTTCTCTTAGCCCTATCCCAAGCGTTCACATTGCAAACTGCAAACCTGTGAAAAGGCCAGTCCTCTTGGCTTGTGAACTTATAGCCGAGGACTTTCACTTCAATCTTCTGCATTATCTCAATGTCACCATCATCCATGAAGGCATGACGATTCTTATAACTGTCTGCTTCCTCAGTGGGATTGACAGTTACCTTCATTCCATAATGATTAAGCCATTGAGCTGTATCCCATACGCCTTTCTGACTATCTCTCAGGTTCTTTTTGAAGGCAGGATGGTTGCGTTCTTCGGGGTCTTCTAACCAATCAATATCAGAGTTCATTAATCAAACTCCCAGTTTTCATTGAGGTCAGAAAACCTACCTGTCGGAACATCATAGTTCAGCTTTGTCATGCCAATCCTACCAACCCATTTGAATCGGGACTTCCAGCAATGTATCTCTGGCTGGTTGCTGTCGTAATCCCCACCTCGATGCACTGTAATCCCGCAATCAGCTTTAGCAAACCAAGCAGCAGAGCCAGAAATGTGCATACCGACAGGAGCAGGTGTTTTACCGTTTGGATCTGGATACATCTTGGCAGGATGAGCCACAAACCAGACATGAATATCGTAAGCCTTTGCAAACGCAGCAACACGGGTCAACATAGCAGAGATAGACTGATGCTCCTTGTCTCCCTTGCTTGTTTCTATGTAGTTGTAAGGGTCGATGACAACACCCCTGCAACCCAGCCTCATCACAGCTAATCGGGTTCTTTCCAACAAATCATCTATCTTGATTGCACTGCCATCCCTTTGTTCCACGAATACAAAATGATCTTTAATAAATTTTCTAGCTTCCTTTGACTCTTCCTTTGTCATTCTTTCCGTAGGGCCAGAGAAAAAGGGCTTACCTGTGATCTTCTCGCTTAATTTGGCAATGTGTGTGGGAACGGGGTTCTCAAAACTGGCAACACAGAATGTCCAACCTTCTTTCTGAGCAAGATTAATCATCAAAGCATCGACAAATTCAGACTTACCGGAACCTGGAAGCCCTGTAACCACACTCAATTGACCAGCAGCTATGGTGTACAGCTCATCCAGACTAACAAATCCTGTACTTGCTCCCTTCCCATTGCCTTTCTCATAAAGCAAATCGACTTGAGAATCGTAATCATCTGCCGAATACACACCAACCAAAGGAACAGGCGTGGCATTTTCAATGAGTGAGACTAAAGTTTCTGCATCATGCTTAATCAACACATCATTGGCATCTTTACAGTCATCAGGCCATTTCACTTCCCAACACTTAGCTCTGCCAATCCTTCTAGCAAGCTCTTCAGCAAGAGCCTCACCTGGCTCATCCTTGTCCACAGCGAATATAATCTTTGAAACCTTTTCAATTAGGTCTTTTGATTGCCAAACATAATGGTATTTTTTGTCTTCAGCCTCGTCTTTTTCATAGACGCTGACCTTCATCGGCGCACCATTCGGGCAGGAAACTGAGGCTATACCTGCCGTAGCAAGCGCAAGTACATCTAGCTCTCCCTCAACAATAACAAGGGTTTCAATATCTTCGGGTAATTGTTCCAAACCATAGAAAGATTGCGCGGCTCCTTCTTGCGTGAAACATTTTGTCTCTGTTCCACGCCATTTAATCGCATCAGGTTCATCAGTATTTTCCCCATAGACAAACCCAATAGAAGGCAGTTCACCACTCCCATTGAAGTATTTTTTTCCACCAATCACGCCATATTGCTTGGCAATGTCTTTGGAAATGCCTCGTTTTTTTAGAAATTCATAAAAATATTCATTGTTTTCGGGGGCGTTTACACGCTTTTCTGGCTTTGAAACAGGCATAGAAACTGGCTTAATGTAAGATTTTTTTAATGCTATTTTTCCTGAAATTCCACAATGAAAACAATTATATAGGGTTCCTTCGCCATTAATTGTAACGCCCATTGTTTTCTGGCTTTTATTTTTTCGCGTATCTCCACACTGAGGGCATTTGATACGCCCTCCTTTTGCCATACGCCCTACTACAGCTTCGACTGCTTGCATTTTTTATCCTCGCTGATGTTGACTTTTAATTTTACATTACTTATTCTCAGTACAATCCATAGGATATTCCTATATTAGAAAATACCTAAAAAACATAGAATAATCCTACTAGGACTGTTCTATATGTGTTTTTTGATTTAGAATTAAAAACGTGGAATGTTCCCTGAGAATTTTTCACAAGTCGGTTCCTCGCTGACACTTAAACCCCCTCCTCGTGAGGGGGTTTTTTTATGGGACGAACTTCAATCTCTGCTCTGGGGTTGGACTTGCTTAACCCCCATCTGACAATCTTGGATTTTACTTGGCGGTCATTCTTATAAATTTTGCCCTGCATACAATCAAGTATGACTGACTCATCCAGGTCGGGTCTTCTTGTCGCGTAATAGACTGTCATTTCAACCTCAAGATATCCTTCCATAAGTGGATTAAGAACAGGGCATTGCTTTTCAAAGTCCTTAACATAATTAAGTGCTTTCTTTGACTTAATGAAAGCAGGTCTTCCCTTAATAGTAACGAGTCTTCTGCTGTTGCTTTTAGAGGCAGGTTCCCCCAGTACGACAAAACTATATACGCTTTCATGTTTATTGTTTGACATCTTTTTCATATATGGGTTACCATGTAAACACGATACGACTTACCATGTCAAACGAAAGGAAGGAAAAAAAATGAGTGCGATAATAATTGAAGACGATGTGCCAATTCCAACCAGAGTGATGGATAGGATACCACTTCCAAAACTGCCTTTAGGTGATATGACTGCTGGGCAGTCGTTTAAATTAGACGTTACAGATAGTGATTTAGACAAGACTTTGAACGCTCTGAGAATGAAGGTTCAACGATATCAGAAGAGCAACATGGGTGCTAAGTTTTCTGTAATCACGGAAAGTCCAGACACCATCAGGGTTTTTTGTCGTGCGTCTAACTAACAAGCACAATTTGCCTAAACCTGTTGTTGATTCTCTTACTAAAGATAATTACAGTCGCGGTTCAAGCAATCGAAGTATCACGCAACTCATTGATTCTCCTAGAATTAGGATACTCAGAGCCGAGCATGATGCTGAAATGACAGAGGATGCTTCTGATAAGGTCTGGTCTGTTCTCGGAACGGCTGTTCACAATATGTTTGAGGATGCTGTGTCAGAGAAAGAGCATATTAGTGAGGAACGATTGTTCATTGATCATGAGGGATGGGAGCTGTCTTGTGCGATTGATTTGCAGGAAACAGAATCAGATGGTTCTGTCACTGTGTCCGATTATAAATGCACTTCGGTTTGGTCTGTGATCCACGG